CGTAACGGAGGACTGCGCCTCCAGTATGTCGAATGGGTTCATGGCGCAGGGGAAGTCGAACGTGGTAGTCATCGAGGTTTCCTTTTCGCGGTAGCTTTGGGGTGATACCGTATAAACGGCGGCTAGGCGGCGGCTACGGCGCTCAGGCCGTCGAGCCGCAGGAGGGCCTCGGCGCTTCCCAGGCGGAGGCGCTTCGCTTCCGATTCTAAGGCGCCCCAGGCGGCTAAGGAAGCGCGTCGAGCGGCGGCGGGGGTAGCCGGCCCGGCCCCCGCGGCAACGCCGTGGAGCGCCCTTACGGCGACGGCGTGGAGCGCCCTTACGCGGGCGTAGTCGGCCGGCGTGCGAGCGGGGGCGAGGGGCGCGACGTCCTCGGCGGCGAGGGTGACGGGGCGCGGCCACCGGTCGAGCTTGACCCTGACCCGGGCGCGCCGGGTCGGGGTGCCGGGGGTGTAGGCGACGACGGCGCCGTAGCGGGCGCCCCGCGCCCACAGGTCGGTCGCGGGGTGAAGCTTGACGCGGTCGCCGAGGGTAAAGACACGTTCCACGGGTAGGTCCTCCGGTTCTTGGGGGCGCCCGCTTCGGGGCGCGGTTGGGTTATCCCTTCAGGCACGCGAGCGATTCGTTACCGCTTTATACGCCGCCGGCCGGCGGGTGTAAACCCCCTTCGTACGGAGCGCCGCGCGGGCCGGCTCCGTGCCTACCCGCCGCGCTTCTTTATCTCGTCGGCCAGGAACCACGCCGCCTTCCGCAGGTCCTCGACCTCGTCGCCCTTCAGCCCGGCGCGCCAGATGTACTTCAGCACGTTGCCGAGGTTGTAGCCCAGGTGGCGGGCTGAGGGGGTAGGGGGCTTAGCGGGCGCGGGGTCCTCGGCGGGGCCGAGGTAGCGGTAGCCCCGTCGCGTCAGCTCCGTGATAGAGAACTTACCCCCGCCAGGAAGACGCCAGGGGCGGCAGTGTGCGTCGTCGTGAAACCACTCCGCCACCACCGACGGCCGGCCGGGGACCTGAAGGCGGTGCCGGCGGCGATCGCGCAGCCAGGAGGGTGGCTCTACCCAGTCGGGAACGAGGCCGGGCTCATCGGTCACCGGTAATCGCTCGATCGGTGGTGACTCGTATGGCCGGAAGTCCCAGCCGGTACCGGGCGGCTCGGCGAGCGCCAGCACGCGGCCGGAGACCGGGCCGGCGTAGCGGTAGCCGTACTCGTAGGCTACCGCGGGCGACCAGGGTACGCCGCCGCCGGGCAGCTCCCAGAAGTATCCCGGCTCGTTCCAGGCCGCCTGGACCGGCAGGCCGCCGCGAAGCTGGAGCCAGTGCCAGCGGAGGCGATGGTAAGCCGGCGGCGGCTGGAGGGCACGCGCCGGCCACGCGTCGGCGGGAAGGGTAAGGATCAGGCCGGCAGGAAGGAGGTCGTCGGGCCAGTTCGCGGCGGAGGGCGACAGCACCCCGATAAGCCGGTCTCGGTTCAGCTGGAAGATCTCGAGCCACCGGCTCTTGTCCCTCATCGCCTCCCGGGCGATCGAGCGGAGGGTGGTGGGGGCGACGCTGAAGGGGCCGACGACCCAGGCGCGGCCGGTAAAGACGTCCGCTGGGGTGGGATAGGTGGGCATGGTCGGGGTCTCCTGGTTGGTGGGGGAGGAAAGGCGGCGGAAGGCGGTAGTCGGGACGCCCGCCGGCCCAGCTATTTGCATAAGGGGAAACTTCCGAGACTCACGGTGCAGCCGAAGCTGCGAACGGGAGCGTAGCGCGGGCGGAACGGGATGTCTACCACCTCGCGCATCATCGTTCCCGACATTGCTGGGTGTAATGCCATATCGCGAAGCCCAAACAGACTCCGCAAATTATCAAACCAATCGCAAGAGCAGCCATCATCCAAGAATGCAAATCGAAGGCGATGTAGAGAAAAAACGCCCCTCCGCCTATGTCCATAACCATGACAAGGAGGCACATAACGACAAACCCGATATCCATCTCACCCCTCCTCGCGCGTGGCGGAGCGGTCTCTTGCGGCGCGCGCTACTCGACGAGCCTCAGCCTGCCGCGCCAGCCGCTCGATCAGGGCGGCGGCTTTGTTCAACATTGTTGCACACCACTCATCGCTTGGGGATTCACGCAGCCATTCGATAATCCTCGCCACCTCCGCGTCCGCGACCGGCTCGGTGGCGTCGAGGAGTGGTTCCAGTTCGATGCCGTAAACGAGATTCGATCCGCCGTCTTTCATTCCAAACGCCTTGCCGACTGCGATGGAGTGGCGCAGTTCCGCGCGGCGCTCTGGTGTGGGGAGGGTATTATCGGCCATGATGGTTCCATCCCTCGGCGCGCTCTCAATCGTCCGCCACCCATCCCCCCGCGCTTCGTCGAGGGCCCGGATCGCTGCGCGGAGGCGGTCGATCTCGGCGACCAGCTCCTCGTCGGGGTAAGGGGGCTGGCCGTAGTAGCGGGTACGGCCGCGCGCCTTCTCGCGAACACGAGCGATGATGGCCTCGAGGGCACTCACGGCGAAGGCTCCTCGGGCGGAGTCGCCGCGGTTCTTAGCTCCGCCTCGCCGGCGCGAGCGGCGCCGACGACCTCGCGGGCGGCGGCCTCGAACCAGGAGGGGTCGGTCACGAGAAGGTCGTCGACGGTCCCGCCGGTTCTCGCGAAGAGGCGAAGGTAGCGGAGGAGAACCCGGCTCGCGGCGGCGGTAGCGGGAGCGCTGAGGACGGCGGGGAGACCGAGCGGGGGCGCGGCCACGGAGAGAGAAGGAACGTAGTCCGGCGGGTAGAGCCGGGCAGCCCCCTCGCGGTCGACCCGGCGAACTACCCGGCTGTAGCCGAGGTGGTGAAGAGCGACGCGCAGCTTCCCGTAGGCGGCGTCCTGAGCGAACCGCGTCCAGGGCTCCGTGCGGTAGAACCGCTCGAGAACGTCCTCGACCCGGACGCCGGGGGACGCCGCGACGAGGTCGGCGACGTCCTCGTAGGGGACGCGGCGGCTGGTCCACCGGCGCCGGCGCGGACGATCGGAATCCGGAGCCGACGGGTCGGCGCGCTGGACGTGCACGTGCAGCCCGATCGCGGGCGCGTACTTCCGGACGAAGTCGAGCGCGACCCGGCCCTCGGTGTGCCACTCCGGGATGCGGGCGAAGCCCTGAACCCAGGCTACCAACGGCGGGGCGGCGGGGTCGGCGTCGGGCAGGTCGGAAGCGGCGGGAGGGGTAGGGGCGTCGGACATAGAGAGCGCCTTTCGAGCGGATCGCGACGGCGGTTATACGCCGAGGCGGGGACGGTGTAAACCGCGCGCCGTCCGCCGATGAAAATAATTTTCGATAACGGCTCTCTTAACCCTATAGAGAGATCTGCTGACTGGAATAACCGAACCTGTTTTTACGATTACGTTTTACGGTTAACTCCCTGATAAGAAATGATAGTGGTAGGTTGCTGGCCGTGTAGATATATAATCGTAAAAACAGGTTCGGTTACTCCAGTCAGTGAGTTGTGCTTCGCGCGATAGGCGCGCGTACGCGCGCGCGTACATGGGGGTGTAAACCGGGGCGCGGGCGTCGTGAAAAAAGTTTGCGGAAGGGGGTTTACTTCCCCGGTGAACCGGCGTATATGGAGAACCGCTATCAGCGCGCGTCGTTCACGGGGCTCGGTGGGCCGTCGGGGACTGCGGCAGCTTTTGCCCGGGGTCAGCCGCTTGGAGCTATCCGCCGTTCGATGGTACTGCGTTCGGTCTCTCTACCGGGCCGAGAGCGAGGCGCTCGAGCACCTCACCGAGCAGGGCTTCACGGCTCACCTCCCCCTCCTAGTTGATCGTGACCGGCGCGGGGTTCGGCGCGAGGGGCCGCTCTTTCCCCGCTACCTTTTCGTTTCGTTCGACGTCGACCGCGACCGCTGGCGCGTCGTCGCTTCCACGAAGGGGGTTGAGAGGATCATGTCCTCGGCGCCCGAGGAGCCGCTGGCGGTGCCGGTCGGCCGGGTCGAGGAGCTGATCGCGGACGGCCCCCTGGACCTCGCCGGCCCGGACGAGCTGCCGCCGGTTCGGCGCGGCGCGCGAGTGATGATAACCAGCGGCGTCTTCGCCGGGCGCGAGGGGGTCTGCCGGTGGTCCACGAAGCGGCGAATCGAGGTTCTGATGCGGCTCATGAGCGGAGAAAGAGTGGTCCGGCTGCAGCGGGCGGCGGTGCTCGAAGTTTTAGTTGAGCCGGTAAAGCGTTAATAGTATTAAAATTTTTGGAAACGGTTGCCCGTGAGCGATATTCCGGAGCCCGTTAAGCGCAAGCCCGGACGGCCGAAGGGGGCGCGCAACAAGCGGTCTCCCGCTGCCGAGGCGATCGCTCGCAGCCGCGCGATCCTGCTGCGAGAGAACAACATCCCCGCGTGGATCGCCGTGATGACGCCGCGCGACGTGATGATGCACGCGATGGTGCGGGCCGCCGCCGCCGACAACTGGCCCCTCGCCGCCGACATCGCGGCGAAGGTCGCGCCCTACCTTCACCCGCGCCTCTCTCAGGTCGAGATGAACGTGCGCGACGGCGTGGCGAATCTCAGCCAGGCCGAGATCGAGCGGCAGATCCACGACCTCGAGGAGCGCGCGAAGATCTCCGACGTCGCCGAGGACGGGACCGTAGGCGGCGAGGTGGTGGTCGACGTAACCGCGGTGGAAGTGCCGGAACCCCGGACAAATCCCGACGGGCCGATCATCGACCCTGATGGAAACTCGCTTAACTAAGCATAGTCATAGTATATCCGGTAACGAATACGTGCCCGATCGCCCCGCCTTCGATGGTTTTCGCCTGCCGCCGTCCCGCGCCGACCTCGAGATGCTTCTTAAGCTCAAGCGAGAACTTTGGCGCCGGCGCTGCCGCGAGTCCCTTCTCGCCTGGGCGACGGAGGAGCGCGCGGCCTACGGCGAGGTGCCGGCCCGAGTTCATCGCCTAATTCTCTCGAAGCTGGATCAGGTCGTAAGGCGCGAGATCGACCGGCTGATGATCATCGCGCCGCCGCGCCACGGAAAGAGCGTTTATACATCGCGCGTGTTCCCCGCTTACTGGCTGGTACACAACCCGCGCGGGGCCATCATCGCGGCGTCGCATACCTACTCCCTGGCCGAGGATTTCGGCCGGTCGGTCCGCAACATGGTCGCGGAGCACCGCGACACGCTCGGCTACACGCTGCGCGCCGACAGCACGGCGGCCGGCCGGTGGCACACGGACCGGGGCGGCCAGTACATCAGCGCCGGCGTCGGGATGGCCCTCTCGGGGCGCCCGGCGGACCTGTTCATCATCGACGACCCGGTGCCCGACCGCGAGGCGGCGGAGAGCCTGACGCAGCGCGACAAGACGTGGAACTGGTACCGGGGCGACGTCTACCAGCGCCTGCAGCCCCACGCGGCGATCATCGTGGTGATGACGCGGTGGCACGAGGACGACCTCGGCGGCCGGCTTCTTCGGGCTCAGCAGGAGGGCGGCGACCGGTGGGAGGTGCTTCACCTTCCCGCCATCGCGGACACCGACGACGACCCCCTGCTGCGGCTGCCCGGCGAGGCGCTCTGGCCCGAGTGGGTCAGCCTCGAGGAGCTGGAACGGAAGCGCGCCGTCATCGGCGAGCGCGACTTCGCCGCGCTCTTCCAGGGCCGGCCGCGGCCCGCCGAAGGGGCGCTGTTCAAGGTCGGCATGATCGGGAAGATCCAGCTTCACGAGGTCCCGCGCAAGGCGGAGGTCGTTCGAGGCTGGGACCTGGCGGCGACCGAGCAGAAGCCGGGGCAGAAGAGTGGGGGGCCGGCGTGGACCTGCGGCGTGAAGCTGATGCGGGCACCCACGGAGGCGGGGACCGATTCCTACCTCGTTCTCGACGTGGTACGGTTCCGGGGCGGCCCGGAGGAGGTCGCCGAGACGATCCTCCGGACGGCGAAGGACGACGGGCAGCAGGTCAAGATCTCACTCCCCCAGGACCCGGGTCAGAGCGGGAAGGTCCAGGCTTTCTGGATGACGCAGCTGCTCTCGGGCTACAACGTGGTGACGTCGCCGGAGAGCGGGAGCAAGGTCGAGCGGGCGAACCCCGTAGCGGCGCAGGCGAACGTCGGGAACCTGAAGATGGTGGAGGCCCCCTGGAACGCCGCCTTCATCGACGAGCTCGCCGCCTTCCCCTCGTCGTTGTTCAAGGACCAGGTGGACGCTCTTTCCCGCGCCTTCGCCGAGGTCCTGCCGGACGAGATGGCGACGTGGCTGAAGCTGGCGAAGCTCGCCGCGCCGAGAAGGTGATCGACCTTACTCTCGCCGTGGTCTTCGGCGCCGTCGGCGGGGCGCTTATCTTCGCCGGCTACCTTCGTTTCATCGGTCAGCTCGCGCGGTGCTGGCCGGGGGCGTGCTAAGACGGGAGATCGACCATGCGCTTCATCTTCGCGGCGATCGTAGCGGCGGCCGTCCTGGCAACGGCGGCCATCGGTTTCTCGGTGCCGGGGCGCGCGGCGGCGCCGTCCTGCGAGTCGTTCAAGGCGGACGTCGCTAAGCTCAAAAGCAGCCACCCCGAAGTTCGCGTCATCGAGCTGACGGCCGCGCAGCGCGCGGTGGCGACGCGGGTCTACAACGCGGCGGAGCCGGTTACGCACTACGCTTTCAGCCACATCTACAGCATCCCGGTGACGGAAACGGCATCGACCATCGTGGTGTTCATTCAGGGCCGGGACTGCGTTAAGGACGCGGTGCCGCTGACCAACGACGAGTTCGAGCTGATGCTCGGGATTGGCGCGTAGGTGGTTGATGGGTGGCGTCTTTTACAACTATGTGATCTTCCGGGAGAATGGGGAACCGTTCTACGTTGGGAAGGGCAAGGACGAGCGCGTCTTCGACCACGAGAAGGAGGCACGCCGGCCGGCGCGTTCCGGTGAGAACCGAATTAAGCTTGGGATTATGCGGCGGATGCTAGCGGCTGGTTTCGATATCCCCATAGTGTTTATTCGAGAGGGAATTAGTGAACCGGAAGCATTCGAGACGGAAGCGGAGCTTATTAAGGTGCTGGGCCGGATCGACCTCGGGACAGGCTGCCTCGCTAACCTGACGGACGGCGGAGAGGGTAATAGCGGTTATAGGTTCACGGAAGAGCAACGTAAAAAGGTTAGCGTTGCTAATAAAGGAAATTCACGTCTTAGTTATCCAAAAAGTGCAGAGACGCGTGCTAAATTAGCAATTGCTCATATAGGGTTGAAACCTTCTGTTGAAACACGAATAAAATTATCAAGAGCCCAGACCGGGCAGGCGTTTCACCAGGACCCTGCATACAGGGCTAAATTGAGTAAGACGTCACGTGGACGTATGATGTCGGAAAGCGCCCGAGCTAAAATGCGATTAGCGTGGAAATGCCGGAAAGCTGCCGAAGGTTATCAGGAACGCCAGAACGCAGCCGCGTTGAAAGCCGCTGCAACAAAGAAACTGGACCCAGCTTTCTCGGAGAAGCAGGGGGCCGTCTCACGCGCTGGCTGGGAAAAGTGGCGGACCGATCCCGTACATCGCGCGCAGCGTAGCGCCGCGTTAAGCCGGGGAACAGAACGCAGGAGTAAGGACCCCGCTTACATCGAGAAGATGCGGTTGGCCGGGGTAAAAAGTGGATTGGCACGCCGGGCCAAAGCGGCGTTACAAGAGGTAAGTATAGATGGCCAGTCCTACGGTGAAGCCGCGGATTAGAGTACGCGCTGGAAGTCTTACGGCGGACTCGTATCAGAACTGGAGCGCAAATACCGGGTATGGCACCGCGAATCTTTCAAGTGGTGGCACCTACGGCTATAACCCAATATCCAGGAATCGCACGATTCTCGAGTGGGCGTACCGAGGATCTTGGCTAGCGAAGAAGCTGGTGGACTGCGTCGCCGACGACATGACCCGGGCCGGCACCCAGGTCGACTCCGACCTTAAGCCCGACCGCATCGACGCGGTCCACGACCGCTGGGACGATCTGTTCATCTGGAACCGGCTCAACGCTACGCTGAAGTGGTCGCGCTTATACGGCGGGGCCGTCGCGGTCATCGTCATCGACGGGCAGAGGATGTCGGACCCGCTGCGGGTCGAGACGATCGGCCGCGGCCAGTTCAAGGGGCTGCTGGTCTTCGACCGGTGGCAGCTTTACCCGCACCTCGAGGACCTCGTTAGCGATCCGTCGGACGGCGACTTCGGCCTCCCCCGCTACTACGAGATCGTCGCCGACGCGCGCTCGCTTCCGAGCTGGAAGATACACCATAGCCGGTGCATCCGGTTCGACGGCATCGAGCAGCCCTTCTTCCAGCAGCAGGCGGAGAACTACTGGGGGATCTCCATCCTCGAGCCCGCGTGGGACCGCCTGCTCGCGTTCGACAGCGTCACGGCCGGCGCCGCCCAGCTCGTGTTCAAGGCGCACCTGCGCGTCATCAAGATCAAGCAGCTCCGCCAGCTCATCGCGCGGAACGACGGCACGACCACGGCGGTCTACGCTCAGCTCGAGATGATCCGGCAGACCCAGGCTTCCGAGGGGCTGACGATCCTCGACGCCGACGACGACTTCGCCGTCAACCAGTACGCGTTCGGCGGCCTCAGCGACGTGATGATCCAGTTCGCGCAGCAGCTCAGCGGCGCGGCGGACATCCCCCTGACCCGCCTGTTCGGGCAGTCGCCGGCCGGCCTGAGCGCGACCGGTGAGTCCGACCTGCGCAACTACTACGATAGCGTGAACAGCCAGCAGCGCGCTCGCCTTCTCCGGCCGGTGCGCCTTCTCTACGACCTCGTCTACCGGACCCGCTACGGCGAGCCGCTGCCCGACGGGTTCGGCGTCACCTTCACGCCGCTGTGGCAGCTCGCCGAGACCGAGAAGTCAAGCATCGCGGGGACCGTCACCTCCGCCGTTGGCGCGGCGCTCCAGGACGGCGTCATCGACGTGCCGACCGCGATGCGCGAGCTCCGGCAGAGCAGTCGGGTGACCGGGGTGTTCAGCAACATCACCGACGAGGCGATCGAGGAAGCCGTGAACCGGCCGCCGCCGGCCCCGCCGGGGCCGGACGGGCAGCCGATCGGACCCGACGGCCAGCCCCTAGAGCCGGGCGCCGAGGGCGGCGCCGCGGACCCGGGGACCGGAACCCCCGGCGGCGCCCCGACCGGCCCGGACGGGCAGCCTCTCGGCCCAGAGACCGCTTCCGGGGGTGACCCCGGAGCGACCGACCCCGGCGCGGCGCCGGCGGCTCCCCGCGACCCTCAGGTAGTACCAGGAGGAGCCCAGCCCCCGACCGCGCCGGACCCCAACGAGGCCGACGACTCGGCCCCCGACGGCGCCGTCTCCGGCGTGACCGGCGAGCCGGCCCGCGACCCCGACCCGGGCAGCACCTGGGTTGAGGTGCTCGAGGACGGCAAGCGGTGGGTGCACGTCACGAAAGACGGGTCGACCTACCCGCTCCGCGACGTTCACGGCCTCGACGTGGTGATCGAGACGCCCCGGGGCACCAAGCGGGTCGGCTACGGCTGGTCCGTGCTGATGCCGGCGGACTACGGCTACAT